CTTAAGCGCCTTAAACAATGCGCTGGCTTTCACACGTTTGAAACCCAGGCCATTACACCGACTGCATTTTTTCATCACTCTCTGGCCAGTTGCAGCGATCTGTTCGACGTCCCGGATGAATCCACGACCGTTACAGCTCTTACAACGATGTTCAGGTGATGCAGCGGAACGGGTGTAATCCTCATAAGCGAAAAGTGAAATCAGGTAGATCATTCTGGCTCGTTGCCGCCCTGAAAGGTCAAGTGTCATCCGCACTTTCATGAGACGAGAACGAGTCATTTTCATCAGAAACGTGACTGCCCTATTCTTATCGTTCTGACTGATACCCATCTTCCCAAAAAAAGCAGACATACCAAATCCTGCTTCAGCCTGAGCAAATCCTAGCGCGGCCATTACCTCAGGAGTTCTGAGTGTGTTTTCGTCAGTTGAAGGAGACACAGGTGAAATTGGTGAGGATTTTGGGAAATGGAAACGAACTGTTTTTTCAAGATTCATCATTGTTCCTTTCTCGCCCTGAGCTTCAGAAGATGATCCGCACGGCGGGTAAATATATCGATAACCCGAATCAGATAAGAAATCGAATGATGGTGAAACTGATTGTCACATTCGAGCCTGATGACAATGGATAAACCAAAGCGGGAAATCAGCCCTTTTCGTAAATTTTGAATGTTGCCTGAAAGTGTTCTGTTGCAGTGCCAGCAACACGTAACACAGTTAAACGTATTGAACCTTAGCTGTGCAGCTCTCGCACGAGAACGAAAATGGCTGGCATCTACGAACTCACCAGATTTATTAGGGTCATTGTCGTTGAGTTGTATACCGCAAGCATGGCAGGGCAACCCTGCATCACGAATACGAATATATCTGTTAAAGGCGTTTTGGGCCTCGCGATTATAATCGCCCCACTCTTTTTGTTTGGGATGAATTTGTGAACGTAGTCTTTTTCTTTCCTGGCGGTGCTGATAACGCTCTTCCTGTCGTCGATTCCATTCGAGAGCGCATTTGTAATTTCCGCAAACGTGTTGAGTCGAAAGCCAGGGAACAAAAAGGGAGTTACAAACTGGACAGTTTTTTTCTTTTGGTTTCGCCATTATAAAACTCTCTGTTAGAAGGTTTACAATTGACGCTGAGGAAAAGCCAGTTTTTAAACTGGCTTAAATAGAACGGATTATTGCCAGAACGAATTGATATAGGATTTATTTGAGCGCGGGATGTATTGCGAAACAGGTAAAAAGGCACTGACAACATAAAATCGTGGGTCTGCTGTCAATGTTTTTTCAGCTGAAACGCCACGCATTTTATAATCCCTGATCAATGAATTGGCCTCAATTTCATTCATCGGGTAATGCTGAAACCATGACTTTTTCATTTTACAACCTCGTTTTCCTTAGCAATTGATCGAAATGATAAACGACTGAATTGTCGCGACATGATTCAGTGACAGGTCTTTTTTTACTTTTCTTTTCATCCTTTTTTTTGGGTGAGTAAGGCTTTCGTGGTCGGTATGAACAGCCAAAATCGGGAAACATAGATGTCAGCCGATATTCAGTCGTGTCCTTTAGCCCCCTACGCCTTCGAAGCTTGTGTTGTTTGAACATCTGAAAGATGACATCTTTTAGCAAAAAAAACGGAATCGCATTCCGGCAATTAGTATAAATATCATCTATTGTCCCTTTCTCGAATTGATTGAGAAATTTGGTGATTATTTCCTCAACCTCCTTTGCCATTAACTGATTTTCGTGATCCATGATACCCCTTTATCTTTATCAGCGTTTCACCAGCCTCATGAAGAGCAAGATTGACATCATTTAATCTGAACTGAGCGGTTTTGACTCTGGCGCGCGTATTGACCTCTTCACGTTGTAAGTTTTGAAGGTTCTCTCGAGATTTTTTGATTTCCGACCTCAGCCTCCTCAATTCCCAATCCAATTTGGTTTCTTTTTTGGCAAGCGAAAGGAGGTAATCAAAACTGTCCATAGCCTGCCCACACAGACGACAGCGAATTGACCGGTTAAATTCATCAACGAGGATACTTGTATGAGGGCAGAACCTGGACTCATTAGGCTTATCAGCCTCAACAAAATTCTTCATTTCATTGATGTCATGATTCACGTCATATCGCTGAACAAAACTTACAATCTTTTCATCACCTCCCGACATCGTCATTCCTCTTGTTTTCGTGATAACTCAAAAAATTCTGAGGTCGCTGGAACTTTGAGAAAGCACCCAATATCAAGTGACCAGCTCTGAACTTGCGTCATGAAATGATGCATTTCAGAAGCTCTAAGCTTAGAGGTCATTCGTAACGATTCCCTCTCAATCTGAGCGCCTGTTTTGACATCAGTATAAGTATTGGTCTCAAATCCAAGAAATGTGAATTTCATAGCATCTTTGCACCATTCCGGTGAGCATTGTGAGCGACCACGTTTGATTAAGTAATCACTCAGCTCTTTCATCCAGACGTGAAATAAAGCATTTTGTGATAATGTTCGCCGTTCTGACCACGGTTCAAGTCTAAGACGAAAGGATCGCCCTCTTCGCAGATCTTCAGAAATGGATTCAGAAACAGTAATAAAATTTTGGCTAGTTAAACGGATCCCCTGAGGCGGGATATTCATTACCCCTCCTTACAGCAATCATTTTTAAAATTTATGCGCTGTTGCGCTATTTCAAAATAATCTTTGTCGATTTCGATTCCGACAAAGTTAAAGTTATTGATGACAGCTGCCTTCCCAGTTGAACCACTTCCCATAAAAGGATCGAGAATTGTCCCGTTCTCAGGTGTGACCAACTTACAAAGCCATGACATCAAATCTGTTGGTTTCACAGTAGGATGAAAATTCAGGCCACCTGATTTTCGACCGGCTCCGGCGCGAGGACTCGCAAGACCTGCTGAATTCTCTTTCCTGCCAGTCATTTCAGCATTAGATACATAAGCGGATGTGACACCTTCATTCCTGTCTGATTTGCTAGCTTTTGGGCAGTAGAAGTATCGTGCCGCACTTCCTGAATCATCGTATTCGCAGCTTTGATGGTTATTCATTAACCAAGTTGTACCCTTTACAACTTTGTCACGACCTTCAGCAGATCGTTTGTTACTGGACTTTGTTTGTGGAAACAGGCTGAGCACATCATAGCTTCCATCATGACATAGATTTGCAGGCCATCGCCCACTCACATTATCGTTCGCTGGTTCAACTCGACAGGCATTGATGTTTATCGCGCCTGTATCATGCTTCAGGACATTATCAACAAGATTACCTGTGAAAGGTTTTCTTGCCATACAAATCGGTTCATGAGCTGGTTTCAGACCTGTTCCCCATCCATCCCATTTGATAGCCTCATCAGTGGCGGGTAATGACAGATCCCAAGAGCCAGCATAATCACCAAAAGCAAGTTTTCCATCACTGGATTTTGTCACCCCAAAATTATATTCCTGACCGATTACTTTTCTTTGCGCTCCAGCCAATTTATCAATAGATTTGCTGACATCAAGAGACTTAGGGAACCCGCTGCCATAGATCCACATAATCTGATCACGAATGTCAAAACCAGCAAGCCTGATAGCGGTAACGCCTAAGTCATAGGTTCTGCTACCAAAAAAAGACAGCAGATGTCCACCAGGTTTAAGCACTCTCAGACATTCTTTCCAGATAACGGGACCAGGTACAAAACTATCCCACGCTTTACCCATGAAACCATTACCACGATGAAAATAATCATCTCCTTCTAACCACCGCTTTAGCACTTCAAACATATCTGGAGTTTTACTAAGCCCATAGGGAGGATCCGTCACAATACTGTCAATGGAATCAGAATCGATAGTTTTCAGAATATCGAGACAATCCCCATTAAGCAGGTTCAATTTCATTAGAGGTCACTTTGTTGGAAGATACAGAGGGAATAGAGGGGAAATGAATCCCCCTTTTCGTTAGTGACTGGCTTTTAACATTGCTCTGATTTTAGCGATGTGTTGTTTTGCAACCTCTGGCGAGGAAGCAATAACATTTTTTTGTACCTGAGGAACAGGCTCGGGAATGGAAAAACCGTTATCAATTTTTTTCGTGAGCTTTTTTATTTCATGCTCACAAACTTTGTGCGCTTCGTTAACAGTCAGATGACCAGATGACATTTTTGAACTAACCGCTGTTACAAGCCAATATTCAGCATTAGATTTCCAGGGATATTCCTCAGGTTTGGCAAATTGAAATCGACGTCCTCTGAATGTCATCACCAAATCATATAAATCTGATGCCGATGGAAGGCCATAAAGATTTGCTGATTCAGATTTACACCATGAGATAAATTCACCAGGAGAAGGAAGGAACGGTTTTTCATGTTTCCTGGCCATTCTCATTCCGGCTTCAATCTGGTCAGAATGATAGATTTCATTTTCAGCGATAGCTTTAACCCACTGACGGCGCAATTCATCTAACATTTCCTGATCTTTGATCATGGACATCATCGCGGGAAATGTTGCCCTGAGCTGTTTGAATAAATCGTTGAAAACCTCAATGGCCTTTTTAGGGATCTGTTCAGATTTTTTATAAGGTTTAGATTGTGCAATTAATGAAAGTTGCAGCGCATCACGATTCTTTATGGCTTGCGCGATTTGCTTCATAATTTGAGTCCTTCAGCCCAGTCAGAATTATCAAAATCAAGTTCGTTTTGATCTCTGGTGGTTGATGTTTTTTGTTTCGCTTGCTGACTTTTAGGAAATATATTCTCCCAATGCCGACGAAGCTTATAAGGACTTAACACATTCGTTTGCCAGAATCCATCACAATTCGCCCATTTGAAAGTTTCGGCGATAATCCTATGCGTGCAATTTTTTGATTCCCTCAGAAGTCGAATGTCATTTGACCATGAAGCCCAGCTGGGTTCTTTTGCTGAACCGTCAATAACACTGACAAGCGAAAATATCCATTGGGCAAGACGTAGATCCTCCGATGTTCCCCAAAATTTGCCAGAGGGCGAACTGATAGCCCTTTCAGCCAGAATGGTAGATCGGGATCCTTTCCTGGATCCAATGTTTTTTGTCCGAGACGAAGAGATCTTTTTTAGATCAGTATTAGTATCAGTATTGTTCTGTGAACTGTCAGGTGTACCGTGTGGTGTACCTTTAGGAATACCGTTGGGTGTACCGAAGGCATTATCACTAATTACCCATAACCCCGCATCAATACTGCATTTTTCGGATGTTGAAGGTGTACCGCCGGGTGGACCGTCATGTATACCCGGACGTGTGCCGGTGGGTGTACCTTCCTTTTCAGATAAAGTGATCGTCTGATAATCACAGTAGTTGATAATAAAAACGACTAAAGCTGATGGATAACTGTTCAATTGGATCATATTTTCGCGTTCAAAGAACTTTAGGATCCGTAAAACTTGCCGTTTGTTGATCGGTTTCTTATTCGAATCAAGGATGTGAGATCCGATGATTCTGCAAGTCGTCACCAATTCACCAGGATTCAGGGTCCAAGCCACGCCTCGAAACTCGACAGTTCTTTGACGAAATGCGGCCTCAGAAAGCAATCTGACCCAAACGGCAAGCTTGAATGGATCGTGAGACCATTCACTTAAGAAAAGGCTTCGAAACAGCGAGAAATGTCCCTGTTTCTGATTTATCACTTTGTTCCCTTGTGGTTTGGATATGTCAGAAAAATCATAGAGTGTGAAACGTGGCTTCATGACACGTCTCCCACAAGTTGATTTGAGAAAATAACCTTATGATTTGTACTGCTTAAAATTGCGCGTTTTATGAGACTTTTGATGGTACAATTCCGGCGTGAAGAATCAGGATTCATAATGTTCACCTCTGATATTCAGCTAAAAGGTTCGCCTCCGCATGGTGAACCTTTTTTTATGTGGATTCAGATGATCAGTGTGTAAAGAGAAACAGAAGGTTTTCGGCAGATAGCCTTCTGATTTTCTTGAAGATTTAAAGAAAGTGTGATCGATGTTTTTGCTGTTTAGTTTGTCTCTTTGCGATCAGAACCCTCAGGATATGACCGCATCTCTTTTATCAACAATTCAGCGACCTCCTTCGCCAGTCTTCTCAAATCATCATCCTCAACCCCGTACCCAATAAAGGCGAGAAACCGCGCAAACTTTGGGATGTGCGTTTTCTTCCAACGAGAAATCTGAGAGCGATCGATCCCTATAGCTTTCGCGATTGTCTCTGTTCCATGAACGTTTATGGCGTTTACGAGAGTAGATTCAATCTTTAAAGCCGTGTGAATCTGTGTATCTCTCATTGGGTAATCTCCTAGTTCTTGTCATTGGTATGTGTGCGAATACAGAAAGCGGTCCCTTGTGATAAGAAAACTACTCAGGTTTTACTTTTGTTACAAAAGATTCACAGAAGGACGCTTATGTAATAGACATCGCCTCCGATAACGATAGGAACCACCATCCTGTATTCACTTTTTTTGCGCTAGAATGCGCGAAATCTGAGCGAATACGAAAGTAATCGCTTTTCAAATGATGCTGATTGTTAAAGAGC